AGTGTCAAACCTGCCAAGTGGTTCCGGGGGGAGTTCCGTGTCAAACGATCCTTGGGAGCCAAACCGACGATAGAACGCACCCTCCATAAGTTCGTTACGCTCGCAGCCAACGAACGACCTTTTCTGGTGCACAACTGCGACCTCAACACCACGTTGCGTGGGGTGGTGGAGCGGGTGATCGGCCGTGTCAAAGATGGCCAGTTGCTCCCACCACTGCCCCACGAATACAGCATGCTGGACGGATGCCGCCCGTTCCTGCGAAAACTGTTCCGAAGCCTTCCGAAACTCAGCCCGTACACACGACAGCAAGTCGTGGAATGTTATGACGCTCAGAAGAAGGTTAGGTACCAGCAATCGCTGGAATCGTTGGAGACTATGCCACTCCGGCGCATCGATGCTGAACAAGGTGTGTTTGTGAAGGCCGAGCCCATCCCATACGACCTGGATAAACCGGGAGCCGCGCTCCTCAAGCGGCCCCGGATAATCAGGCCACGTAGCGCTCGGTTCAACTTGGAGTTGGGGAAGTATGTAAAGAGCTGCGAGCACAAGGTGTACCTAGCCTTGGATGGTGTGTGCGGGGGGCGCACCGTCGTGAAAGGGCTAAACGCTGAGCAGACAGCCATGGCAATATTCAATGCCTGGGACTCTCTGGACGACCCAGTGTGTGTGGCGCTAGATGCGTCGCACGCTGACCAATCGTTCCGTGGACCACAACGAGCTCTGATGACCTCGATCTACCTCCGTATCTTCGGCAACGACCCCGAGCTGCAACGCCTCCAGGCCTGGCGCGACTGCGACCAGGTGCTGCGCGGGCACACACGCGAGGGGAAGTTCCGGGTGAAGGGGGAGTTCGGCATGGCATCGGGCGATATGGACACGAGTCTCGGGATGAACGTTGTCATGGTCTGCCTGGCCCAAACGCTTCTCAGCCACATAGGAGCCAAGGGTCGGGTGATTGTCAATGGGGACGATCATCTGCTCATAGTCGAAAAGGAGTTCCTCGACCTAGTCACCTCCCAAGTCGAGGGATGGTATCTCCTGTTCGGCTTCTGCATCAAGCCCGAAAAGCCCGTCTTCAGTATGCATGACATAGACTTCTGTCAGAGCACTCCAGTCTGGGACGGCACGACGTGGATCATGGTGAGGGACATCCGGAAGAGTATGGCGAAGGA